GTTTACCTGAAACCCAAGCTCGACGCGGACGACCTGCCGGACTTCCTGCAGGACCAATACGCCGAGGTGTTGCAGCACGGGGCGCTGTATGAGCTGCAGCGCATGGCGGGCGTGAAGTGGGCCAACGGCGAGGCGGCGATGTTCAACCGCCGCATGTACCGCAACGGCCTTTACGAAGTCCGCGACAAGACCCTGCGTGACAGCGCATCCCAAAACCTATTCATCGTTCCGGAGCCGCTGGTCTGATGGGCACCTTCACCGGACAGCAAATCATCGACAGAGCCGCCAAGAAGCTCTACGACGAAACCAAGCACGACTACGTTCAATCCGAGCTGCTGAGCTACCTGCAAGCCAAGATCATCGACTTGGTTTCGGTGAAGGCCAATGCTTTCTCCTTCCGCGAGCGATTCCAGCTTGCGGAGGGGACCGAGCAGGCCATCCCGGCGCACTGCAATCAGATGGTCGGCAAGCTGAGGAATGCCGGCGCTGACGGAACCCGTCCGGGGGCTGGCGCTTCGTGGTTCGACTACGAGGACATGAACAGGGCTGCACCGGACTGGCACGACCATCCGCAGGCGCACACGTTCGATCAGTACAGCTACGACCCGCAGACGGATCGCAAGACGTTCTGGGTCTATCCGCCGCAGGAATTCCCCCCGCACTACGCCGAGGCCACGTTTCACGGCGTCCCGCAGGTGCAGGACGACGCGGACCAACCGATCGCACTGGACGACATCTACATGACCGCGCTGGTTCACGGCGTCGTGGGTGAGGCGTTGCAGCGCGGCGACGGCCGGCAGTCGGAGGCGCCGAGTAACGACCGGGCCGCATTCCACCTTTCGATCTTCAACAACCTGCTGAAGTCCATCGCCGAGAACGAGGCGATGGCGGAAGCGCAGCGGAGAACCTGACGTGTCCTGCGCCCTCCTGCCGATCTACTGGGGTAGTTCGGCAAGCACAATCCTGTCCGCTGCTCAGGTTCAGGCGCTCGCGAACTCCGCCGAGCAGACCACCAAGCGCGGCATCTACGACTTCGGCGACAGCGACACCGCGCGTTACCTGTGGTTCGCATGCCCGCAGTCGTTCGACTCGGTCAACTCGTTCCTGTTCGGCTACACGCCGGATGCCATCGGCTCGCTGAACGTCGTTCCGGCCCAGTCGGAAATCACGCTCACCGTCGACGATGAGCCGATCCCCTATTTCCTCTATCGCTCCCCGAATTCGCTCTACGGCGAAGCGGCCTTGGAGATCAACTGATGGCCAAGATTCCCGGCACCGCCGTTGCGAGCGGCATCGTCCCGAGCGACGACCGCAGCGCCCTGCCCACGCATTACGCCGAGTACGGCAAGGGCGGCCTGCGGCGTGTGGCGACCATCGCAGCGCTGAACAACATCCCGGTTGAGCGGCGCGAGTATGGAATGCTCGTGTTCGTCGATGCTGTGGAGTCGTTCTATCAGGTGGGACCGGCTCCGGCGTATGCGTTCGGCGCTGCCCCGTTCGTTCCGGGGCCGGGCACGGACACGATCTACGCGAGTACGTCGGCGGGTCTTGCCGCGGTCAGCGAGGGCGAATACTTCTACGTCGCCGATGCCGACGGGCTGCATCTGTACCGCGATGTTGCCGGGGCGGCCACGGCCATAGGCGACTTCCCGACGACAGCGGTACTCGCCGCACAGGTATCGGCTGCGCAAACCGCCGCGAACGATGCCGATGCCGCCAAGACTGCTGCCGAAACGGCGCAAGGTCTTGCCGAAGCTGCACAGGAGGGGGCTGCGGTGAGCGAGGCTGCCGCCTCGTCATCCGCGACTGCAGCGGCTTCCTCCGCTACGACGGCCTCCGGACACGCAACGCAAGCCGGGGTCTATCGCGACCAAGCCCGTGCTGCCGCCGACGCATCTTCTCCCCAGTACTTCTTCGACACCTATGCCGCCGCCGAGGCTGCGCTTAGCTCGATCCCCGATGACGCGGTGGTTGAGGTGTGGGAAGACGAAACCCACAGCGACTATCGCACGCGTTACCTGAAGGAGCCGGGCAATCTCGTTTTCAAGGTTCAGTTTGAGTCGGATTCTCTCAAGACCGACCTGCAGACCACTGGATCGGATAAGGGCGCGGACATCCCCTACTTCCTGCCCTACGGATCGGTCAAGCAGGTTCGATCGGTTCAGGCCAAGCTGCGCGAGACGATCAGCTTCGCGGACAAGGGAGCGATTCCGAACGACAGCAGCCTTGCCGCCAAGAACACGAACACCGCGGCGATCAATGCGGCGTTCGCTGACGCCCTGGCGACCGGTGCAATCGTGGTGTCCGACAACAAGGAATACCACGTCAACGGGACGATTTCCCCGAAGTCGGCCTTCACCTGGCAGTCGTTCGACACGACGATCACGTTCGACCCGTCTGGGACGTACACAGAAATCGAGGACAACGTCGGCGCTGGATCGGGAAAGTACGTCGCTTTCGATACGCTCGGCTGCAACAACCTGAACCACTTCGGCGCACTGACGCTCAAGTCCGCGTCGCCGTCGAGCATGACGCACGCCAACCGGCAGTCGATCAACGCAAACCTGATCGCCATGTCGTGCAGCACTGCGGCTACGCCATCGACTGGGACCGGCGACGGCAGCGAGGCATCTTGGGGCAACGTTGCGATCAGCGGTTTCGGCGGGGCGTTCTACCAAGCCGACCAGACCGGCGGTGTGGCCAACATCCTGCCGTACACGCGCACGCATTTCCGCCTGCTGAAGATCCAGTTCTGCATCAATCCCATCGTGTCGGGCGCAAACGGCGCTGGGTTCGATGACCTGTGGGTCGACGTGATGCGGATCAGCCGCTGCGCCGGCACGAACACGATCCGCTCGACTGACTTTTCCGGGGGCTCGTTCTTCTGGTACGGCCTGTCAGACGATGACGCCGAGCCGGAAACGGCGAGCACCACCGGAAGTAGCGCGGTCATCACGACCAGCGCCGACATGTCGGCCAAGATCAGCACGGGGACTATCCTTGCGATAGGGCCGAACGGATCGTCGGCATATCCAGACAGCAACAAGGCAGCAGGCGGCATTCCGTTTGTCTCTCGCGTACAGAGCGTTTCCGGAACGACTGTCACGCTGGAAGAGGTTGTTCCCAATACCGTTGCCGGATGCAAGCTGTTCATCGACCCGTTGTCGACGACGCTTGTCGGCGGCTCCCAGTTGTGTGCGACCCATCTGTTCCTTGAGGGCTACTTCGGCAACGCGATCCAACTGTCGTCTGATGCGAAGCTGATTTGCCCGGACTTCAAGATTTCGTCCGGAACATTCGCGGGGCGATTGGGCGGACCGATCTTACTGACCCGCCTCATGGGGTTGGTCGACATCGCGTGCCACTCCAAGACCGTTTCCTCTCCGATGATCAAGCGGCTGGTGTCTGCCGGCATGCTGCGCGACACGCCGACCAGCGCGGACAGCCAACACAACGTGACTGTTCGCGTACGGAACACGCTCGCGGCATCGCAGACTTACGCCAACCTGATCGAGCTTGTCGCGATCCCATCGTCGCTGCGGGGCGGATTGGCGGATCGCTCAAGCTTCACGCTTGCAAACACGAACTACCGGATCGTCGCCGGTGACGCGACGCACTTCCTGCGTCCGGTGCTGGGTCAGACGGTGTACTACCGACAAACCGAGCTTGGGCTTGCGGGCGGGGTCATCAAGTTCCCAGACGGGTCGAACCTGACGAACACGACGCTGTCGGCAACGAACGGCGTCGCGACGACGGTATTCGCTGCATCCACGCTGGTTTCGTCAGGGGTGTATCTGGTGTTCGCGCGCCGTTCTGCGGCAACTCCCGCATCGGTGGCGATGGCTCTGGTCGTCGCGGGCAGCGGAACGCCGCCGGCCGCGCTCACCGTGGCCAATCTTGTGACGACCGGCGGCTCCTTTTCGGCGAGCGGCGGTGACATCCAGTTCACCAATACGGACACCACAGCGTCGGTCGGGTTCTCGATCGTCCGCCATCTCTGATTTCGGGAGTATCCCATGGGCACGATTGTTGCCAGCGTGGTGCTTAACCGCTCCGCTAAGACCCTGTATGACGAGACGAACCATCAGTGGACTGCGGCGGAGTTGCTGGATTACCTGAATCTGGGGATCACGGCGACGGTATCGAACAAGCCGGACTGGTTCACCAAGTGTGAGCTGATCACCCTGGTTGCCGGGACGCTGCAATCCATCCCGGCTGCAGGAACGCAGGTTCTCGATGTCATCCACACCGAGGCCGGCGGGGCGATCTACCACTACAGCCGCGACAAGCGGGACCACGGGCTCAGGACGTGGCATGCCGCGAGTCAGACGGCTGACATCCTGCATTGGTACTCCGACGACCGCGATCCGACTCGGTTTTTCGTGGACCCCCCGGCGTCGAATGGCGCGAAAGTCATGTGCCGGTACTCGGCCACGCCGACGCGCCTTACTTCGGCCAGCGACACCATTCCGCTGCCGGACATTGCCGAGCAGGCGCTTTGGGCCTACGTCGTGGCCTGCGCGCATCTCAAGAGCACCAAGCGCGGCGATCCGTCGCGGGGGAATTTCTGGCTGACGGTGTGGGCCAACAGCATCGGCGCCCGCGCGCAGGTGCAGGCGCTGTTCAAGTCGGAGCCGGCTGAAGACACGCCCGAGTCTGGGCGCGCCGCCGCGGCCTGATGAAAGTCACGCAGTTCAGGGGCCGGATTCCCCGGCTCGCGAGTCGACTGCTGCCCGACGGTCACGCCGAAGTCTGCACGAATGCGCGGCTGAAGTCCGGCGACCTCGAATCGTGGAGAGGAAACACCGTCGTTGACGAGCCGACCAAGACCGGCACCGTCGAGACGATCTTTCCGCTGGACCTCTACGGGGCGTACTCGCTCAATCCGGGGCCTGTGTGGCTGACCTACACGTCGGTCGATTCGGCGAACGACACGGTCCGCTTCGTCAAGAGTTTTGCCAAGGCTCCGAGCGACGACGCAACGACGCATCGGGTGTTCTTCAACCTCGGCGCTTACATGCGCTGGACCGACATCAACGAAGCCACGGACGGGATAGGCACTGATTACCCGAACGTGACGTATCGATTGGGCGTTCCGACTCCGACAACGGCGCCGGGGATTGCGTCGGTGCAGGTCTACGCCGACCCCGAGATTGACGCGACCTACGACGGCACGAATCTGGGTGGCTGGACGACCTCGCAGTTCGAGCCAGACGACACGCAGAACGTCGTGGGCATCAACTCCGGCGAGTTCGAGCTGAAGGCCAATCAGCTATCCGGCCTGGATCGCGCGGTGTACATGGTCCGCGATGACGGATTCGGGGCTGCGTACTACTCGCGGATGCGGTGCAAGTTCCGGCTGACGGGGTCTTCCTCGTCTCCGAACGATGGGTATCTGAACTTCGTCTACGGCTGCGACAAGGACGGAGCGGGGAACGTCATCGGCCTGCGCATCAGCAGTTCCAACACGGGCGCGGTGCGGTTCGGCTCGCAGTCGTCTTGGGATACGCCGGTGACGCCGGTCGGCGAGGCCATGTCCGGAACGCCCACTTTGGGGACGGACTACTACCTGTCGGTCGAGATCACCAAGAATTTCACGCTCAACAAGAGCACGGAAGTCACGGTCACGGTCAAGGTGGGGACGACGCTGGGCGCCAGCGATCTGTTCTCCAAGTCGTTCACGTCACTCGAAGTGACGGACGGCGGCGGCGGTCCCGTGATCCCGCCAGGATTCAACGACCCCGGCAACGGCCCTGTTGCGAAGGCTCGATACGTCATCCGCCCGACGGTGGGTGATGGGAACTTCTGGTACGGCTTCAGCCTGACGACCTACGCAGGGTCCAATGGTCCGCATATCAGCTACGTCGACGACATCGACCTTGCGCTGGTGGGGGCGGATGCGGGAGATGGCGTTACCGTCACGCGATACGCCTACACGTGGATCAATACCAAGGGCGAGGAATCTGCCCCTAGTCCGCTGGGGCCGATCGTTCCGGACGACCCGGAGCTGACGGTCAACGTAGACGGGATTGCGGATGCGTCGGGCTCGAATATCACGAACTACGACATCGCAGGAAAGAGGCTCTATCGAGCGGTAACCGGTGACGGCGTGACGACCTTCCGTCTCGTGGCGGATCAGGCAGCACTCCCCAACACCGTCACCACGTTCTCGGACGACATCGCGACCGAGGACCTGTCTGCGGTGGTGCTCGAATCGCAGGATTGGGCACTGCCCCCGGGAAGTCCCCGAGACGTTTGCGCGCTTGCAAACGGCATCCTGATCGTCACGACTGGGAACCACGCCTATCCGTCCCAGCCCTATCGACCCCACGCGTTCGTCCTGTCGCAAGCCAAGTCTACGGACTGGCCGATTGTCGGGTGCATTGCGGTCGAGAATCTTGCGGTCCTGTGTACAGAGGAATCGCCGTATCTGATGTACGGCGACGATCCGGCGTCGATGACGCTGGACAAGCTCGAACAGGTGGCCGGATGCGCGTCCAAGCGGGGCATCGTCCGCTGGCGGAATTCTGTGGTGTACCCGAGCTGGGACGGCCTGATGTCGATTGCGGGCAAGTCCGCGACGAACATCACGGAGGAGTTTTTCACCCGTGACGAATGGGCGGCCTATGACCCGTCGTCGATGATCTGCGCGGTCTACGACGACATCATCTTCGTGTCCTACGACAACGGATACGAGCAGGGGACGTTCACGATCCAGCCGGGCGTGGGTGTGGTGGATCTAGAGTTCCACGCAACCGCCTTCTACGTCGATCCGATCAAGGACCGTCTGTTTGCCGCGGTGGACAACGACATCGTCGAGTTCAACACCGGCGATTACCTGCAGGCGACGTGGCGGTCCGGCATTCGGCAGCTTGAGTACCCGATAGTGTTCAAGGCCGCACAGGTGAAGGCACCGAAACCCGACGCGTTCCCGTCGACCATTGCGTTCAGTGTGTTCCGCAACGGGTCCGATACCCCCTACGACACGCAGAACCGCACGACCGATGCGGAGTTCCGGCTTCCGGGCACCAACACGTCAGTCGCGAAGGAAATCCAGCTTCAGGCGGTCATCACCGGCGGGCGGGTGAACACGCTGGAGATCGCGGAAGACATCGAAGAGCTGAGTTGATGGCCGGCTTCTCGCCCAACGTCGCAGACCCCGAGCTGCGGCGGATCATCCGCGCGCTCGATGGCGAGGTGAAGAAGCTGGGCCAGCGGCTGACGGATCAGGACGCGCTCATCCGTCGCCTGCAGTCCCAGCCTGCGCAGCAGACGACGGTGGTGCAGCGGGTTTCTGGCGGTGCATCGCCGACAATTCCGGGGCAGGTGCCGGACGACATCCTCGGCGCGCTGCTGCCGGTCAACGATCCGCCGAGCGTCGGCGATTCGCTACCACCCGGAGCGATCATTCCTTTCGGCGGCACCTCTACGCCGGACGGCTGGCTTTACTGCGACGGAACGTCCTACGCGACCGCCGACTACCCGGACCTGTTTGCGGAGATTGGCTACACCTGGGGCGGTGCGGGCGCTAACTTCAACGTCCCGGATTTCCGCGACCGCTACCTGCAAGGTGTATCGGCTGACGAGGCGCTGGGCGACACGTTCGGTGCAACCGATCACGAAATCAACTTCGAGCACACGCACGACAACGACACGCTGGAAGCTGATTCGGGCGGAGCGCATACGCACACGGTCAGCGGCACGACCAGTTCTGACGGGGCGCACGACCACACCGGCACAACCGGCCTGCCGAGCACGACCGTCAACGCACAGACGCCGGTTGCTCCGGTCACTGTTGCGTCCGACACACACACGCACGCCATTTCGAGCGACGGCAGCCACACCCACACGGTGAGCGGCACGGCGGCATCGAACGGCGCGCATACCCACACGATCAGCGGCGCAACGGACGTGAACGAGTACACGACGGGCGGCATGACTGATCCGGTCGACATCCGCCCGCAGTCCGCGGCGGTGCGATTCCTCATCAAGACCTGACATGGCCACACCCAAACCGCTCGTGGCGGGCGTTTACCTGCCTACCTCACTGGGGATCATGTACACGGCCGACCAGCCGACCGTCATCACGCAGGTGACGCTGACGAACCAGACCGGATCGGCGGTCACGGTGACGCTGTCCATCGTGCCCAGTGGTGCAACGGCCGCCAACAACCACCGGATCGCGCACACCTACACGATCCCGGGCAACGGCAAGCCCTTCGGTGTACCGGACATGCGGCATCACATGAACAAGGGCGACACGATCCGCGCGCTTGCATCGTCTGGAACGGCGGTGTCGATGCGGGCGTCGGGGCTGCTGCTGTGAAGCTCCAGCCGGCCGACATCCGCATCAAGTGGGACTGGATGCGCCCGAAGATCGAGGAAATGTTCAAGGGCACGCGGGACCGCCCGGAAGAGCTGTACGCCGCCTGTCGCTACGGGCATGCGTGCCTCTACGTCTCCGACGACTGCTTTGCGGTCATTGAACCGACCCTCGACCGGAACACCGGCGAGACGGTGGCGTTTGTCTGGGCGATCTGGGGCAGCAGCGGCAACACGATGTCCCGCTACATGCCAGAACTGGAAAGGATCGCCAGAGAGGGCGGGGCGGTTCGGCTTGCGGGCAACACGGTACACGACGAGATCGCCAATCACTTCTCGCGACTTGGCTACGTCAAGGCGATGACGGCATTCGAGCGGAGCATCTGACATGGGCAAGAGCAGCGGCGGCGAGGTCAAACAGACCCCGGCGCAAAAGGAGTTCGCACGCGTCGCACGCGCTCGCCAGCAGGACTACCAGACCCGCGTGGCGCCGCTGCGTCAGCGGTTCATTGGCGATGTGCTGAACAACGCCCCGGAGTCGCGCCGCGCGATGAACGTGGCCACGGCAGAGTCAGCGCGATCGTTCGCGGACGTAGCGCCGCAGGTTGCGACCGCTGACCGTCGGCGTGGGGGTGGCGGCGCGGGGGCGCTGGGCGATCTGGCCATCGACCAGGGGCTTTCGTCCGGCCTGTCCCGCGTAGACACCCGGCAGGCTGTCAGCGACAAGCGCCTGAGCGATCTGGGCGGTCTTGTGGCGATGGGCCAAGGGCAGGCAGCGGATGCGTTCCGAGGTCTGTCGGAGGTGTCGAGCATGTCCGGCGCGCAGGCGCGTCAGGACGCCTACAGCGCTGCCCAGAATCGACTCGGACTGCAAGACGCGCTGTTCACGGGGGCCGGGCTGGCCGCGCAAAGCTACCTCAAGCCGCAGACCCCGGCAGTCCCGGGCGGTATCGCCGTGAACCCTCAGCCCCTTCCCTTGCTCGGCCCGTAACAGGAGCACGACATGCCCAATCCGTTTGCACCGGGCCTGAGCAGCCCCACCAACCAGAACATGAGCGCCCTGCGCGGCTATCAGGCCGATGCGTGGCGTGGCGGCCTGTCCGGCGACCAGTTCGCGGGTCTGCAAAGCATCTACGGTCCCGGATCAAGCGTCATGGACATCTGGCGCGGCGAGAAGGACATCCAGAACGATCCCCAAGCGCAGGTGTACCGAAACGACTGGCTGGACTACGTGCGCACGTTCGTTCCCATCGAGAACGAGCTGATCGCCAGCTACCGCAATCTCGGGGATCGCCGCGAGGCTCAGGGTCTTGCCGTTCAGGACGTGAATCGCGGTTTCGATCAGGCGCAGGCGGCGTTCAAGGACCGACTCGGTCGCTATGGCCTTGCGATGACTCCGGCGCAGCAGGCCGAGCAGCAGCGGCGCAGCGACTTCACGCGCGGGCTTGCGGAAGTAGAGGGCATCAACCGCACGTCCCGTCGCATGGATGACCGCGACATGGAACTCATGACCAGCGGCGTGCGCGCGCCGTCGTTCACGGCTGGAGGCTGATATGCCGGGACTCATTGCCACAGGCGACGCCTACAAGGGCCTCACCATGCGCGGCCTGACACAAGTTGCTCAGGAAGAACAGAGCCGCAAGCTGGCGAACGACCAGATCAAGACCGCACAGCGCCAGCAGGGCATCAGCAACGTGCTCGGCGGCGCGGGACTCGGCGCCACGCTGGGGCCGGCCCTGGGGCTGACCGGTCCCGTCGGCGCTGGCATCGGCGCCGGAATCATGCTGCTCGGGAGCCTTCTGGGATGAAAGACCTTGGACTGAGCCTGTCGACGGGCATCAACTCGTTTGCGAAGGGCATGGAGCTTGGGGAACGCTGGAAGTCCCGCATGGATGACGACGCGTGGAATGCGGAAGTGAAGAACCGCCAGCGCGCCGAGTGGAAAGCCACGGACGACCTGCGCGCGAAGCAGAACCTCGTGAACACCCTGCAGGCTGCGCGCGAAGCCAGTGCGGCGGGGATCGATTTTGACCCTGCCCCCGTACTCGACGCCATGAAGCAGGCCGGGCAGTTCGGCGCATCCATCGCGCAGCACTTCGCCGAGCCCGAGAAGGTGCAGAACTGGGTCGAGATGGCCGACCGCACCATCGAAAGCGGTCAGGGCTCGCCCGAGGCGCTGGAAGCCCTGAACTGGCGGTTTGCCGATCAGGTGAACAAGGGCGTCGGCACCACCATCGAACAGGCCATGCAAACCGAAGCCGGCGAGATTCCGGCGGGGTCGAAGATCGTCGGCAAGCGCATCTCCACGGCCGTACCGTCCAAGAGCCGAAATGGCCTGTACTTCGGTCTGGATGTCGAAGTCGAAACCCCGGACGGCAAGCGCATCACCTACCCGGCACCGATGACGGTGGGCCGCGATACCTCGCCCAATGCGCAGGTTCTCGAAGTGCCGCTGGAGTCTATCTTCGACACCATCGAAGCCGACAAGCTCATCCTTTCGGACATCCGGCAAGACCCGAAGTTTGCCGGCGCGATCCGCGCTGCACTGGCGTCTCTTGGCTCGCCGGTTCCGGCCGACAAGTTCCAGACCGTCTCCATCGAAGAAGGCGACGAGAAGGTGACCTACCAAGTCGACGCACGGGGGAACCGCAAGGAGATTGCGCGGGCGCCGCTGTGGAAGCCGGAAGGGGCGACCACTGCAGAACGAAACTTTGCGCGAGCCCAGTCCGACCCGGCATTCGCCGAATATCAGGAGCGCATGAAGCGCGCCGGCGCCACGAGCGTCAACGTCGGCGGCAGCGAAAAGGAGTTCGACAAGAACCTTGGGAAGCAGCTGGCCGAGCAATATGGCGAGATTCAGAAGGGGGCGCAGTCAGCACGCAGTAAGATCGCAACATTAGACGCGCTAGATGCCGCGTTGCAGGGCGCCGGCAGGACGGGAACTGGCGCAAAAACCGTTCTCGCGGCAAAGCGTGCGATCGGCCTGTTTGGCGGCGATCCAAACGTCTCTGACGAAGAGGCCGTGGTCGCCCTGGGCAATCAGCTTGCCCTTCAAATGCGCAACCCGAGCGGGGGCGCCGGTATGCCCGGCGCGTTGTCGGATAAGGACCGCGAGTTCCTCGTCGCTTCCGTGCCGGGGATCGAGAAGACGGCGGGCGGCAATCGCCAGCTGATCGACTACATGAAGAGGATCGAGCAGCGCAGCATCGACGTTGCCAAGATGGCCGATGATTACATGCGCGAGAACGGCGGTCGGCTTGATTACGCCTTTTACGACAAGCTGGCGAAATGGGCGGACGCAAACCCGCTCTTTCCCGAAGCATCAGGTGGACAGGCCGGACCGAATGTCGGGCACGTTGAGGATGGATACGTATTCAAGGGCGGCGACCCAGCGAACCCAGATAGTTGGGAGCGCGCGAAATGAGCGGGCCGTGGGAAAAGTACGGCACGCCGAAGACCGAACCCGATGGGCCGTGGCTGAAGTACAAGACGCCTGAACAGAAGCAAGACCCGACCGAGGGCATGACCGAAGCAGAGCTGGCCGCAGCCGGTGCTGGAAAAGCTTTCGCGGATGCGGCCCTGGGCCTTCGGCAGAAAGCCGCCGCGGTTGCTGATTTGGTAAGCGGACCCTTGGAGGCCGGCCCCGGCGTGGACAATTCCGGGCGCTTTCCGCGCAGCGCGGCCCTTGCACAAGAGGTTCGCGAGTCGCGCGAAAGGGATGCGCCGCTTATGGCAACTGACGCCGGAGCAGCGGGCAACGTCGGCGGGAATCTGGCACTGATGGCGCCAGCCGCGGCGATCCCCGGAATCAACACAGTAACCGGGTCAACCGCGCTCGGCGCTGGGCTTGGGGCAATGCAGCCAGCAGAGTCCGCCGAAGAGGCGGCGGCCAACACGCTGATTAGCGGCGGCATGGGCGCAATTGGCTCAGGCATCGCGCGGTCTATCGGCGCAATGGTCCGCCCCTCCAGAATCCCCGCCGCGGCGCGCCGAGCTGCTGCGCCGGTTCTCGAACAGGGCGGCCGGCTTACTCCGGGGCAGGCTGGCGGCAGTCAAACGCTGCAACAGATCGAGGCCAGCATGGCGAGCTACCCGCCGACAGCGGGCGCCTTCTCGCGTATTCGACAGGGCAATCAGGCAGTCATCAACCGCATGGCGTCTCGGTCTATCGGAGAAAACGCAGACGCGATCACGGACGACATTCTGCAGAACGCGAATAAGCGAATCGGCGAGGTCTACGACAAGGTCGCGTCTGACCGCCAATTTGGCGTTGATGCGAATGTGATGCTCAACAGGATCACCAGCATCGACGATGGGCTGAAGAACGTCGTGAACGTGGCAGACGAACCATTGGTCGATGAGGCGCTTCGGATCGCTCAAGATGGAGCAGCTACGGGGAAGCAGCTTCAGCATCTATCGAACCGCCTCCGGGTCAAAGCTGAGGGACTGATGCGGTCTCCCACCGGAGACAGAGAGCTTGGTCGCGCGCTGTTTCAGGTGCGCGAGGTCATCGACGACCAGCTGCAAGGAAGCTTGCCGATTGTTCAGCGCGAGGCATTTAGGCAAGCGCGCGATCAGTACAAGAACATGATGCTGCTGACCGCGAACAAGAACGTGCTCAACGAAGCTACGGGTGATGTTAGCGCGCGGAACCTGGCTTCGGTTTTGCGCTCGAAGGATCGGGCCGGATACCTGTTCGGAAGATCACGCACGCCGGAGACTCGCGGACTACACGAAGTGGCGAGGTTCGGTCGAACCTTCGGTTCGATTGTGGGGGATTCTGGCACCGCGACTAGGTCATTCTTGCCGCAGATGCTTGCCAGTACGGCGGTTGGCGGTGGGGCGACGGCGGTCGCTGGCGGAGACGCCACGACCGGGGCTATGGCTGGGGCGGCGCTGCCTCTTGCGCTGTCTGCAATTGCGCGCGGTTACACAAGTCCGGTAGTCGTCAACTACGTGATGCGTGGCCTGCCGGCATTTCAGGCTCCCCCCGCTGTCGCGCGACGCCTTGGAGCCGCGACCGCCCTAACGCCGATCGCTGCCGCCAATTCTGGTGAGTAGCAGGCGCTTCAGCTTGGAGTCCGGCATTCGCCGCGCCACCAGCAAGGCAATAAGTCCTGTGAGGGTCAATAACGCCAGCATGAAGAACGGGCGGATAAGCATCGCTATCGTTAACGTGCTCATTCAGGATTTCGCCCCGTGGGTGCGCTTCGCGGCAATGGGCAACGCGCGAGCGCCGCGACCTCCCTTCGCCTTGATGCGCTCGACCGCATCGTCCAGCGCTTTTGAAAGAGAGTTGAACGGTCGTCCACGCCTCAAATGGTACACCTGACGGATACGCGGCCGCATCTGGCGAGGTTCACATGACGATAATCAATGTCCTTGACCCCCAGCGGAAAGGGCCATCATGGATTGTCCCAGCGCCCGAATCACACCAGGCTCAAGTGTTATACCGATTCGCGTCTGCCCAAAAGCCAACATCAGGCAGTGACACCCAGGCTCCGCGCTCGATGACAACCCAACCTGAGAGGCAACCACTTCGGTTTGCGGTTGAATGTCCATCTCCGTCTCCGGCGCGCTGGCTCGTTCTGATGCCAAGCGTGCCGCGGTCAGAACTTGGCAAACCAGCGTAGCGGCCTCGCGCTGGGTTAGCAGCAAGACCGGGCTCGCGAAATGAATCTCGATCGAGCCGTCTGTGCGGCCGGCTACAGCTGGCCAGTTTCCCCCGCTCATGTGGATTCTCCCCTTGCACTAGCGCAGCCATGCTACGTCAGCCGAGCCGGCAAATGAACCAATCTCAGATCAGCCCCGAGACGCTTGCCTTCCTCCAGCAGTACGGAGAAGACCTGCCGTCAGCCATTGCCGCTGCGCCGGACGCCGAACTACAGCAGATCAGCCCGACCTACCGCGAGCTGAGGCAGACGATGGACGAGGCTGCCGTAAAGCGAGAAATGCTCAGCGACCAGGGCGAGCAGCAGCCAGCGTCGGCCACGGAGCAAGAGCAGCCCCAGCAAATGCAGTCGCCACATCGGCCCCTTTCTGAGCGCGAGCAGTTGCTTACGGTCATGCTGGAAATGGCAACGCTGCCCGACTTGCAGGAACTGCTGGCAGCCGAGCTTGCCGTCGAATCTGCGGTGCAGGAGCACCTTGCACTGGCGTCGCTGGCGGAGGCGGCTGGCGACGTTGAGTTGGCGCAGCAGATCGCGGACATGCTGATTGACGCTGTTGGTCAGCAAGGGGTGGCCGATCCGCCGCCCGAGACATTGCCCCCCGATCCGTCACCCGCGGAACCCGAAGCCCCAACCGAGCCGCCCCCCGAAGCTCCCGCACCCGCACCCGCAGAACCCGACGCCGCTGTGCTGGCCGACAAGCTGAAGACGGCTTGGAACGCGAAGACGGCGAAGAAAAGATCGTAGTGACGAAGTGTGAATATCCCACTTCGCCCAAATACCCCATTTCGGGGGTATTTGCCGCGCGAATCTCAATGCTGGAAGATTAGACGTGGCTAGGGTAGCTCCCGAAGAGCGGTTTTCCTGAACCGCCTGCCACACTTCAAATCAGGATCGTTACAGGAGACGAAACTTGGAAGCTAGCGACAAGGCAGAGGAAGCAATTTTTGAGCGGGTAAAGATCTACGAAGACAGCAAGGGGCGAATATGCGCTAGAAGCGATGAGGCGCCTTTGATCTCTTGCTTCCAGCTTCGTCGTAACGGCGAGTATTGGGGCTTCGCGGCATCCCTTAGCGGTTACTTATTCGATATAGAGGATCGTCGATATAGTCAGGTCGCCGCCTACGCCCCGCAGGAGATGTTTTACGCACTGTTGACGGCTTGGGATTTGCAAGACGCGTTAATCGAGTTCGGAATCCCCCTACATTCAAGCGATGCCGGGGTGATTGCAGCGGCCATGAGCGGCATTGTCTTGGCCGTCGACAAGGGCGACGATGTGAGGATATTCAGAACGCACCGGCGAAGCCCGGCAAGGCGCGTATCCCAGAAGCAGCTTGATGGGGCCTGCGACATTACCCATTAGCCGACAACAGGATAGCGGCCATGCCTCGCCAGCCTGACTTCCCCCGCCGCGTCCGCTCCCGAAAGTTCGGAGAGCTGATCAACGCCGTGGATCAGATCAAGGACCGCAAGAAGCTGGGCGACCGGACAAGGAAGGTCGTGGCGGAGTTTCTTGAGTGGGAAGCGCGATACCACGAGGAACAGAAGGCGCTCAACGAAGAGCGCCGGATCAAGAAGCGGCAACAGGAACACATAGCCCGCGAGGGCGACTGAACGACAAGGGCGCTTAGGCGCCCTTTTTGTTTGGGACAAGCCATGTGGCTGCCACACGCCATCGTGATCGCGCGCGCCGTGGCGCTGTACCTGACCATCTAGCCACGGACCGGCATCACCCCACAGCCCCTTTGAGGGGCTTTTTTGTTGGAGCAACCCCGATGTCCCACGAGTCCTTTGACGCGGCGATGAACAAGACCGGCGTTGTCGCCACACAGACAGGCGGCGGAATCTCGCTCTATGGGTGGTTCGCGAGCCAGGACCCGCTGACCCTTCTGGGCATCGTGATTGCCGTTGCCGGCCTTGCCTTGCAGGTCTGGTACACGCTGCAACGCAATCAGCGGGACAGGGCGAGGGAGTTGCGGGAGCAGATCGAGCATCAGGCGAAGATGCATCGGTTTCACGACGGTGGGCATGCGCCGTGAAATCCCACCGCCTGCTGACGGATTTTCGTGGGCGCTGATCCGATGAAGCGCGCGCGGACCCTCGTCTCGGCCCTGACCCTCAGTGCGGCCGGGTTTGCCGCGTGGGTGGCAAACGAGGGATTTACCGAGCGCCCCGTCATCCCGACGAAGGGAGACGTGCCGACCATCGGCCACGGATCGACGCGTTACGAGGACGGCACGCCCGTCCGCATGACGGACCCGCCGATCACCCGCAAGCGCGCTGAAGAACTCGCGCGGAATCTGCACTCGGAGGAAGAGCAGCGGTTTCGCGCATCGCTTCCCGGCGTCGAGCTGCATCAAGAGGAATACGACCTCTATCTCGATTTCGTCGGGCAGTACGGCATCGGCAACTGGCGCAAGTCGTCGATGCGCAAGCACCTTCTCGCCGGCCGATACCGCGAGGCGTGCGACGCCCTGCTGCTGTGGTATCGCGCTGGCGGACGTGACTGCCGTTTGCCCGAAAATTGGGGTCCGGATGGCTGCAAGGGCGTCTGGACTCGCCAGCAAGAGCGGCACGCGAAGTGTCTGTCCGCGCAATGATCGTCTCCGACCTCAAGCTCGCCGCCTGCGGTGTCCTGTGGCTGCTGTCGATGGCCGTGGCTGGGTTCGCCGGCTTCATGGTCTGCCATTCAACGCAGGCGCCCGAGGTGATCGAACCGGCGCCGGAAGTGCGTCAGGCGGACGGTTCTGTCGTGCTGGAGCGCGATCCCGAACCGGCATCTGAGCCGGCACCGCACACGATCCCGCGCGGTCATGTCGAAGAACGGCGGATTTCTGTACAGGTGCAGCCGGACGTGTCTACGAATCGGACGAATCTGGACGCTGCGCCGACTTGCGAGTGCAGGCCTGTCCGCGTCGACCTGAGCCTTGCCCGAGACACCGAGGGCGGGCGCAGGGTGATCGCCAGCAGTCCGGACGGCCGAGTGCTGGGCGGACTCGATGTGCCAATCGTCCAGACCATGTTGGTGACGCCACCCAAATGGTCCGCCGGCATCAGCTACGACCCGTTCGACGGTACTCCGGGCGCGTGGATCGAGCGGGACTACGGCCGCATCCGAGTGGGCGCCGACCTCTACCAAGAGCGCAACGCCATCGCATCCGGCCTCGCTGTCCGCGTGCGGATCGGCTGGACCTTCTGACCGGAGCCCGAGCATGGCCGAAGTCCTAGCCCTCGTCCCAAAGAAGGACGAGCCGCCGCCGCCCGTCAATCACGACCTGATCGAGATGTTCCGCGAGCTTCTGGCGCAGGCCGAAGCAGGGGACATCTTGGCAGCCGCCGTCGCCTACGAGCAAGACGGGATACCAAACGTCTGCTTCGAGGCCGACGGCTACGAGGCGGTGCTAGCCACAGCAGCACGCCAGATCGACGGCGAACTTCGTGCCGTCCTGTTCGAGGATGAGTGATGCAGCACAGCGAGTACGCAGGACTCCGGCAGTTCGCATCTGCACGGCAAGCGGAAATGCTCGACGCTCTGATGGAACATGGCAGCAACGCGAAAGCGGCCCGGGCGCTGGGGATCGACAAGCGCAATTTTGAGCGCGCCCTTGAGCGGGTGCGGCGGGTGGCATCAGTTCGCGGATGGGCGCCGGAGCACGACCTGACCCACACCGCGGCGCCAGGATTCGCCGTCAAGGGCACTTCCACCCTGTATGACGAGGACGGCAAGCCCCGCATGCAGTGGGTCAAGACGAGGGCCGACGACGAAGCCAGACTGGAGCTGATGCGAGAGGCCGCCGATGCACTGGCCGAGGACTTGCCGCGACTCCCGAAGTCCCCGTCATCGCGACACTTCGCGGACGACCTCGCGTCGCTCTACACGCTCACGGATGCCCACGTTGGCGCCTTGTGCTGGCATCAGGAGGGTGGGGCCGATTGGGACCTGAAGATCGCCGAACGCACGCTCGGCGGCTGCTTCGAGATGATGCTGGAATCCGCCCCCGCGTCCCGCGTCGGGATCGTGGCGCAGCTTGGAGATTTCCTGCATCAGGACTCCATGAGTGCCGTTACCCCGACCAGCGGGCATCTGCTAGACGCCGACGGCCGGTTCTCCAAGGTGGTGCGGGTGGCCGTGCAGACCCTTCGCCGGGTGGTCGACGGCGCATTGCGCAAGCACAAGCACGTTTTGGTGTTAATGGCTGAAGGGAATCACGACTTGTCGTCAAGCATATGGCTCCGCGTGATGTTCAAAGCGCTGTACGAACGCGAGCCACGAGTCGAGGTGATCGATTCCCCGCTGCCGTACTACGCCTATCGCCACGGCAAGACGATGCTCGGCTGGCACCACGGGCACCTGAAGAAGAACGATCAACTGCCCCTGCTGTTCGCTGCGCAGTTCCCGACCATCTGGGGCGAGACGGTCAAGCGGTATGTGCACACCGGTCACCGGCACCACGTTGAGGAACGCGAGCACTCGGGCATGACGGTCGTTCAGCACCCGACACTCGCCGCCAGAGACGCCTACGCGGCCCGCGGCGGCTGGATTGCCGAGCGCCGGGCGTCGGCGGTCGTGTACCACGTCGAACACGGAGAGGTGGGGCGGACGACCGTTACGCCGGAGATGCTTCAGTGAGCCAGACCCGCGCCGGATCACTCGCCGAAGCGATGACCAACATCGCCATCGGCTTCGCCATCAACTGGACCTGCAACATGGTGTTCCTCCCCATGTTCGGGTTCGACACCCTCACCGCAGCCAAGGCATTCGGGATCGGCGTTGTGTTCACCGTCGTGTCCCTGATCCGACAGTACGTCCTGCGGCGTTGGTTCAACGGGCTGAAGTGGGGCAACAGATGATTACCCTCCCGACCGACTCCGACGAGCGTAAGCGCGTCCCGCTGCACTCCGGCTGCTACGCCTACTTCCCGGCAGCGCTGGCGGGCGTGGCCAAGATTTCGTGGCTCGGCAATGAGAAGCACAATCCCGGCCAGCCGATGCACCATTCGCGCGGCAAGAGCGCGGATCACGCCGACTGCATCGCCCGGCATTCCATGGACGTACACGACCTGCTGGCGGCTCTTGAGCGCGGGGAGGCGGTGGAAGCCGCCGCGATCCTGTCCGAGGCCAGCGCGCTCGCTTGGCGGGCACTGGCGCTGTCTCAGGAGCTGCACGAGCGGTTCGGAGCGCCCATGGCGCCGGGGGCGCGTGAATAGATACTCCGCCCGCCAAACCCGCATCGGGCCTACGTTTCGGGCCAGACCGTGAATAGATACTGACGTTCTCCCACCAGAGAACATCCACCCGCAAATGTCCTCAGATACGAGAACGCCCCGGCCATTACGGTCGGGGCGCTTTTGCGTTTCTGCTAGACTGCTTTGCCTCGGTAGCTGTGCCGGATTCGTGCCGGGACACCGAAAAATGCAGTGTTTTCAACGCGTTTGGTGCCGAGAAGATGAAACGACGCGCATTGCCGGCGCTTGGCGATGCCTCGCGATGACCGGCGGCATCCGGTCAATCTCCCGCGCATTCATCAACTTGCGGCGCATTCCGGCTCGCGCCTTCTCGCGCCCCGTTGCCTCCCCCCGCGCCCTCCGGCACAGTTTTGCGCGCTGAGTGTGCCCGAGGTGTGCCCGAGTGCCGACGTACAGAAAACGAGAATCCGGCCGGTGGCAGGCCGTCATTCGACGACGCGGCGTTGTCGAGTCTGACACGTTCGAGACAAAGGGCGAAGCGCAGGCATGGGCGCGGCGCCGAGAGGCCCAGATTGATGCGGGCAGACACGGGGGAACGGGGTCGCTGATCGAGGCGATGGACGCCTACGAGCGCGACGTAGTGCCGCACAAGCGCGGTGCGCGGTGGGAGGAAATCCGGCTCCGGAAGCTGCGCAAGCTGCCGTTTGCAGCCAAGCCAGCGTCACAGGTCACGCCTGCGGACATTACCGCGTGGGCGCAGTCGAGCGGCCTGGCTCCGGCCTCGATTCGCCGAGAAGCCTCGCTGATCGGCTCGGTCTACTCGTATGCTCGCCGAGGGCTGCAATGGGATGTCACTTCCCCGATCCGCGATGCCGTGCTGCCGCCGCCCCCCAAGGCGAGGACGCAGCGGCTGTCAGACGAGCAGATTGATGCCTTGGTAGCCGCCTGCGGCTATGAGCGATGGGAGCCGCCCCAGATCGCCCTGCATCGCGTGGCGCTCGCGCTGCTGTTCGCCGTCGAGACAGCGATGCGGGCAGGGGAGATATGCTCGATCACCGCCGCGAGCATCCACAAGCGCCATGTGCATCTGCCGCAGACGAAGAACGGGGACGCACGCGACGTGCCGCTATCGGCTCAGGCCCGCCAGATTCTGGAGCTGCTGCCGGATGGGTTCGGGCTGACGCCGGGGGTTCTCGACGCTCTGTTCCGGCGAGCGAGGGACGCCGCTGCGACGCGCGATCCGGAGCTGGCGAAGATCCATTTCCACGACTCCCGCAGAGAAGCCGCAACCCGTCTGGCGAAAAAGCTGGACGTGATGGAGCTGGCCAGAATGGGCGGCTGGCGAAACGTGAACGTCCTGTATAAAACCTACTACGCCCCGAGCATTGAGTCGCTGGCGGATAAGCTTTAGTTGGGCTTCGCGCCGCACTTGCAGCGCACCGTCTTGTAGCCCGGTCCCGGTCCCGGCTGCGCGCCGTGGTTCCAGCCGGTGTCGTTGCAGGCCGTGCACTTCGGCCCGAGCAGCCCTGCGTTACCGAGCACGTATTCCAGCATCTGCTGCGCCTCCGGCGCGGTCAGCAGGTTCGTGCCGCAGCGGTCCGGGTATCCCTGCATCGTCGCGCACGGGTCGCTGCACACGCTGTCCGGTAGGGGCCAGCGCAGAAACGCATCCACTAGAGCCGGCAGGTGTTCGCGCCCAACCTGCGCTTCAACCGGACGTTCTTGCCGCCGGGCCTGTTCATCGCTCATCGTTACCTCCGTCAGCGGCGGCAAGACCGCCGGTTAAGCTGGTGTTGGGCTTCACGGGTTCCACCCGGCCGCCCCGGAGGACCTGCCGGCCGACCGGCGCCCGCGCACCAATGCCGAAGCCGACGGCACGCTCTTGGAGGAAATCGCCGCGCCCGACGCCGAA